CTATAGATCCAGATCCTTGTCAACCTGTTTTTGAGTCTTTGCGTGTCGTTTATATGCAACACGACTCTGCTCAACCCGTCCTTTGAAAGGGGTATTTGCAGAGTACAGTTCCACACAACGGCGCTTAGTACGCTCAATTTTAACAGTGATAGTGTTCCGTTTCATAGTGTTACTATTATATGGCGGTTTGAGCCTAAAGTCAACCTGTTTTTGGCTCTTTTTTGAAGGAAAAGTGTTGTATTTTTGCAACAAAAAGTAGTACTTGGGGTTAACCCTTTCCCTGCGCTCGCCTGCTTAATCCGTTTAGCCAAAGAACAATGTCATCGTTCACTAAACGGATTTCCATTGCGTCCTGTTCCCCAAAGATTCGAAAGTAGCCAGCGCCGTGATAGTAAGGCCAATCCAAGTGCTGCTCAAGTCCTATTAGGTGCCCGGGATTTGGACTCCAACCAGGGGTACATTGGTATGACCAATAGCGAAAGTGAGGCTTCATTAATTCCCAACCAAATGTGGTCAAGCGTAGACCCTTGTGCTTGCCAGGCTGGTAGTTTTTAAAAACAGTGTACTCTGTTACCTTAGTGTTTTCCCAAATGTGAGGTAAGGGATACTGAGCCAAGTACTCAGTTATCTTTGTAGCTAGTTCCTTGCTCATTGATCTTGCGTCCTTGCTTTAGTTCAATGACACTGAAGTCTGTGACTTTGAATAACTTGTTTAACTTGTCTGCTAGATTAAACGCATGTCCCGGATTAGAAAACGATACTTTTTTATACTTTGGTCCCGGGTAGCTGATTAAGCTGTTTAGAGTGCGAAGATTGATTGGCTTATCTTTATAAAAGACAGCGTAAATTGCATCCGCAGCAAGAACTTCTTCACTCTTGTAAGTTCTTGGATTGGTATAGGTTAACAGGATGTTTGGTTTAGGGCGGCTCATGAACTTATTTAGCATAAGTGTGTAGTTAATGAGCCAACTATACCATATTTTTTGGAGGTGCAATAGACAGTTTATTGCCATGCACAATAATGCAACTTGTCTCGGGCTTTGCAGTAGGGGTACCAACTGCGGTAAATGAGTAGGTGTTGTGGTTAGCCCATAATGTAAAAATTATAACATTGTCAATGACGCCGGTTACAACAATTTCTTCGCCTGCACGTTTAAGCTCTGCGGCCAATTGTTCAGTTTCACCGCAAGTCCACTGTGAGTCTAATTTAAAAACTTCTGCATTGACTGGCCATGTATAGAAGGCAATGCAGAAGGCCAGTAGGGCTATGAACCCTATTTTAGTTGTAGCTGGACGCCAGCCATTCGGTGTGTTGTTGAGCATTATCTGAGGACTTTTGTAAATTGTACTTACCACAGAACTTCATAAAATGTGGCCCAACTTGGGGATTTTTAGGCTTTTGTACAGCTTCGGCAATAGTCGCATCAAGCTCGGCTTTGATATGATCTGGTTGTGCAGTCAAGTCAATAATGGCACAATTGCGTTCATAGTCGTCTCGTACCAAGTGTTCGACACCTTCATGGTCGGTCCAACGTTGGAGCATGAGATTGTTCCACATGAAGCCTTTGTTATTGCGATCAGCAAATGCTTCTTTTAAGCCAACTTTGTTTTTAGTGCCAACAGTACGTACACCTGGATAAGCAGAGAACACGTTGTCGCTGGTATCGCCGCGCATGCACTTCTCGAACAGCAACCATTCTGGATCAGGTGCTGGCTTTACTTCTTTGGTCTTTTTATCTTTTACTGGCTTGTTCTTTTCATCAAAGTAGCCTTCGTGTGTGGTAAGCACGCCGGTGATACCATTGAACAATCGAACATTAGGAGCAATGAGTTGTTCAAAGTCTGTATCGCTTGACACAATGATATGATCTTCATCTTTGTGCAGCTGAATCCAACGTGCAATAAAATCGTCAGCTTCGCATACAGAGTTCTTTAGAACAGTTACATTAGTCTTGGTGCTGATGTATTCATAGAACTTGTCAAACGATTCCCAGAATAGTTTTTCTTCTTCAGCTTCCTTAGGAGTATGCTTTGCACGACCTTCTGATCGATTAGCTTTGTAAGGCAAGTAAGCGTCCTTACGCCAGCTACGACCTTCGAAACAGAATACCACATGCTTGCCCTGACGTTCACGCCATTGGCGCAGGACCGAAGCAAGAATAATATGATAGCTCATTGCTACACGCTCTTCAGGATCACCAGAACGGATCACATGACGGGCACGGAAGAATAAGTTTGCAGCATCAACAATTAAATAGGTCATGTGTGTATTATAGCAGTAGGTAGATTAGATGTCAAGTTCAATCTTGATGTTTAGTACGGTTATTGGTTTGCATCCTGCCAGCGTCGGCAATAAAATCACCTGCGGCCTGTCCATCCATACTAACGTTACGGCACATGTCAGTGAACCAAGCATCAACAATCTCTTCGGGGCTGTTACCTTGATAACCACCAGACCGTAAGAACTGTACAAATGCAGGATTCCACTCAAGTTCAAAGTATCCTTGTTTAGGATTGTCTGGTGCAAGATGTGCTTGAACTACATTGACCCACGGCTCGGGACTATTCTTCATAGACTTTGCAGTCTGCTTTTTCTTGAAAATCTTTTTTATAAATTCAAACATTAATTATCCTCTTTAAACATGTCTGCTTCTCGCCCTGGCAATTCGGATAGTACCATTTCTCGCCATTCTGTTGATTCGATATACCAATTGTTTCGTTCATCTTGCGTACGATAGCAGCCAATACAATTTCCATGTTCATCTGACACACAGATACCAACACATGGATTTTTTAAGTTAGCATGATCATCATTCATCGGCCTGGCCTACTCCACTGTGACATGGTCTGTTCATCTGGAACAAACGGAACCCATTCTGGCGGCAGATCTTCAAACATTATTTTCTTCCATTTCTTTAACAGTATTTTTTATTGCTTCAGCAAAGTTTAATGCACTTTGTTTATTCAGTAGCATATGATGCTCCTGTTTGTGTACACCTTTGACTAAGATTTCGTAAACCGCTTTCAAACGCTTACCCCAATCAGCCCATAATGGAGTCCAGGTAGTTACATAAAAGCTGACTTCAACATCGGGAATGTCTGCATCACGTTGAACTTCTATCCACATTTTAACAGCATGATCATCACTTGTGCAATCACATTCTACATTGAATGTTTTAGCATCGCCAAAGTCAGCATCAAGGCTGATACCTTGAGCAGGTGTTTGTGCTTTCATTGGATCTCCTCCGGTATACGTTGTTCCGTACATTACTTGCCCCAACCGTTTGACCAAATGTCAACGTGAAGTCGAGGACTATAGCGATAACCACGTGCCAATGCTTCGTCGGCAATGTGTCGTGTGTTTGAAAAGTATGCTTTGTCAGTTCCGCCTACTGGCATTACATAAACCTGTCCATAGAATCCAGCAGCACGATATTCTTTAACAGCACGATCAACTTCATCAAAGTCGAGAATGTTGTCAATTACAAACTTTAGGTAAACATATCCACGTTGTTGATATTCTACAATTACTTCTGGCTTGATGGCATCAGACCATTTCTCACCGCTGGCACTTAGCTTGGGACTAACACTAAACGTAATCGAATCTTTAGGCAAGTGATAACTATCGGACAAAAAGTCTTTAAACTCTTTGTGTAACGGTTGAGTACCGTTTGTTTCAAATGTCAAGTTGCAGAGATCCTTCATACGAGGATTGCTCAGTAGTTCGGGGTAAAGCATTTGCCAACCTAGTAGAGGTTCGCCGCCAGTGATAACCAAATGCACATCATTGCCGTTGTCTTGCAACCAATGTTTATTAGGAGTTAGATCAAGCATGGTGTCAATACTTTGCTCAACACTGTAATTTGGACTCAGATGTTTAAAGGCCGGATGCCATGACGCATAGCTGTCGCATCCTGTTTGAGCCAAAGGCAGATCATTGAATGTTTTATACAGATGCACTACTTTACCAATGTCGTCTGGTTCAGTGGTCTTCTCTCCTGATGGCAATCCAAAGCCGGGGCATTTAAAGTTGCAGCCAAATGTTCTAAAAAACACACTGGGCACACCTACAAAACGTCCTTCGCCTTGTGCGCTATAAAACACTTCGCTTACTTTAAATTCATTCATAGATATTTGACCATTTCTTTAGT